GAATGGCTTGTAGCCGCTATCGGCCAGCCCCTTGACGACTTTGAGCGCGCCCATGTCGTCAATCCTGTCCTCAATATATGTGCCGTAGGCTTTCCCGAGATCACTCAGCGCACCGCCGATATTCTCGCCAAGCCCCTGCATCATCTGCTGGTTAGCCTGCGCCGCGCCGATCTGGCCGCTGGCCATAATCTCGCCACTGCGATCATTCACTGTTGGATTGTAAGCAAACATAGTTTCTCCTTGATTAAGCCCTTGATTGCCAAGCGTTTCTTGCACTTGTAGTTCACTTCCTCGACGGCCTCCGGCAGAACCTTCTGCACGTCTTGCGCCATCATCACGATGCGCTCTTTGTCGTCGCCTTTGTATTTGTAGCTGAACATCTTCAGCCCAAGCACGCTGCCGGACTTGCCGAGCGGTTTGATCTCCGTCTTCTCGCGTTTGTCGGACAATGCCGCCAGCCCGCCGCCGAGCAGCCCGCCGCCGATGCTGCCAATCATCCCCAACGTGGCGGCATTGTTCATAGCACCAGCCTGCATGCCTGCCGCCCGCAAAGACGCCCAGTTGTTCATCGCCGAGTTGGCGCGGGAATCAATCATGTTGGCGTTGAAGCTGGCCACATTGCCGGCCATGCCCGCTGCGTTGTTGAATGTATTTCCGATAGCGTTGGTCAAATTTGTCCCAATGGTCGATCCGATGCCGGCGAACCCAAGGGCGCGCTGGTAGGGATCAAGATTCATCGACAGTCCGGCGTTGGCTTGGCGCATGCCGGCCGCGTTGCCGAGCACGCTTGCCGCCTGACCATAACGTCCGGTGACGTTGCCCGTGACCATCTGGTTTGTCGCCGAAGCGAAGTTTCGGCGCTCGGCTTGTCGCGCATTGGCGAACCTGTCGCGGTTAAGGATCTCGGCGGCCGTTGAGGGCATGCTGGTTGCCATGCCGCGCGCCTCCATGGCCGTGCGGGCGGATTGCTGCGCGTCACGCATCTCCCCTGCCGAAAGCGAGCGACCGAGGGCCAGCTCGGATTCCGCCTGTTGGCGTAGCGTGTTCTCAATGGCTGTCGGGCCGGCCTGCTCGCGCAAAAGCTGACCGATGCCGGCGACATCGCTTGTAAGCTGCCTTGCTCCAGACAGCTCTTGGCGCGATGCGGCGGTCCACGGACTGCGGCGCAGGTTGTTGGCGATCTTTCTGATGGTGCCGAGTTGCAACTTCTCCATCGGGGGATACGCCTCGATCTGGGCTGCGATCTGGTCGCGCGTCATGCCCTTGGCGGCCTCGCTGGCCGCCAGCATGAGAGCCTTGTAATCCAGCGGCTCCGCGTATTGCACTTCTGGTTTTGGTCCTGCTGAACCTCCTCCGCTTCCTCCCATAGTTATATCCTCACTTTCTTAATTAGTTTGTTCCACTCGTAGGCTTTCACTTTGTCAAAGCTCCCATGCCTGTGCCATAGCACCCACTGGTGCGAACGCGGCGCCACGCGCATGAGCTGGCGAAAAAGAGCTGTGCCACCAATGCCAGCAGCCAACTCAATGAACCAAGCGTTGTGCTCGCCCTCATGGCTGCGTTCCTTGCCGTCCCATCGGCATTCGTGCGCCAGCATGAACGATTGCGGCGTGACGTAACAAACTCCGTTGCTGATGTGCCATCCGAGTGTTGCCTCAAAGGTTTCGTCCGTGACGTTTTCGTCCCACCATGCTTTTGCGATTTGCCATGGGGTCATGCTTTAGGCGGCGCGGGCGAGGAAGCCGGACATAAAAGTGAGGTTTGAGCCAGATGTAACAGAATGTGTTGTTCCTGACGTTTGGAGCGCGTAAAGCTCCAAGTAGTCAGTGCTTCCATTCATGAATATAAGGTCGGCACAATTTGATAGGTATAATGGTTGACTGGTGTGCGGACCAGAGGTGACAAGAGATCCGTTTTTGAAAATTTGAGCCTGCAAAAATGCTGGAGCCGTGCTGATATAGACAGCACCGTTGATCTGGTAATACCCAGCAACGGTCGGAGTAAATCTGCTGCTGGCAAAGTTGTTATCTGTATCATAACTCTCTGTAGCCAAATTTACCTTGGTTGCTATGTTGTTTGGTATGGAAGTTGTCCCACTCGCATACGCCCGAAACGCCGGCCCATTGCCAGCCACGCCGGCTGCCAGCTTGGCTTGAGTCACAGAATTGTCAGCCAGCTTGCTGCCCGCAATGGCCGCATCGCTCTTGATGTCGGCATTGACAATCTCGCTGACCGTTCTGGCGTTGTTCAGCTTTGTCGGGGTTACGGTGTCGCCGCTGGTGAATGTGTATGCGTAGGTTGCCATAGTGTTCTTTTAGTCTTGGTTGCGAGAAAGGGTTGCCGGCATTGATTTCGGCGAAGCCTCAAGAGCGGCCGACCGGATCTCTGGGCGTCCTCCGCTTGTCTCGTAAATCAGTTCAGCGGCGTGCGCCTTGAAACGAACCGGGCTTTTCAGATGATAGTTTTCCTCGGAGCCGGTGCTGTTGGTGATGGTTCCGATCTGTTCGTTAGCGCGGTCGGGGTCGATAATGTTGATCTTCGTCGTGACCGTTGCCCCGTTTGGAATCACCACATCGCTGACGCTGCGCAGGAACCGCTTGCTCGACAGCTCGTTGAAGTTGTAGCGGCGCGTCTTTATGGAGCCTGTGATGGCTCCGGTCCCGCTGCCTACAGCTTGGTCGTCGGTCGCTGTTGTGATCTCTTCCAGTAAGTAAAGGTTTCCAGAGCGCGGTATGCTAAAGACACGTCGCTTGTTGCTGTAGGTTGCGACAAGGATTTGGTTGACCGCTGCGCTTGCCGGATAGGTGTCGCGGTATTCCCAAGCGTTGTTTAGCGAGTTATAGCAAAGCACAAGCTGGTTGCCGTCCAGCGGATCGGTGCTTGTCGGAAGAGCGATGAGGTATCGGTTGTCGTGCCACACCGCGAAGGCCGACTTTTCGACTCTGGATTGCACCACCGTTGAAAACAGGTCCGCAATCGGCTCGGAGAGCGGCATGGTGTCGCCGCGCAGCTTGAGATCGAGTTGGCTATCTAGGCGGTAAATGCCGGCATCACTGAGGAAGAAGACATATTGGCCAGCGGTTACAATGGTGTTGCGTGCCGAGCAGCCGATCTCGTTGGTCAGCAGCGTCACGCGGCTAACCGGCGTGTCTACGCTGAAGTCGCTGCCGTCTGTGCTGGCAAACTCGTTGAGGGTGGCGAGCCAAATGCTTTTGCGGCAGAAGATCAATGCTTGGCCTTCGACCCATGGATGAATCGCAACGATTCGGTCATTGCCACCGGCGCCAGCGCGGAAGCTGTTGAAAAATGGATCATAAAGGTCGGCATCCAAAACATCCGAGATGGCAACGGTGTCACGGTTGCGGGCAAACCAGAGGCGGTTATTAATGTAGCTGGCCCAGCCGGTTGACGGCATCTTGGTGTAAGTGACGCCTTCACTCGGCACGCCGGCCGCCGCGCGGACGAAGTTGCCGCTTCCTCCGTCCCAGTAGATCGGCGGCTTTACTCGGCGAATAGAAAGATTGGCCGTAAGGTCGTTGCTCGTTGGATTGGGCACCGTGATCGTAAAGCTGTTCGTATCGGCGCCTTGAATGTCGTATTCGTGCCCATCAAATGCAGAGACCGCCGATCCTTCCAATCGCACTCTGACCCCCTGCGAGTAGCCATGAGCCTTGCTGTAAATGGTCGCCGTGGTCGTGCTGACGATAGCCGAGACCGGAGTGACGGTGTGTGTTCCGCTTTGCGTTCCGCTGGTATTGATCGCCGATCCGCCGACCGACGTGCTCACGCGGAACGAATCTGTAGCGAGGCCCGCTGAGATCACATAGTAGATCGTGCCCGCCGTCAGTCCGGTCGGAAGAGCGCCGGTTGTGCTAAAGACCACCGGCATGTCGGCAACTAAGCCGTGTGCCGTTTTGGTGATGACCGCTGGCGAGGCAATAGTAATCGTGCAGGTTCCGGCCGAGACGCCGGTTCCGCGCAGCTTCGTGCCCCAGATCGCCTCATACGCTGCGATCTCGCCAGAAGTTCCGGTAATCGTGCGTGCCGCTTCGCGCAGTATGTAGAGGCGGTCAAAGGCTTGCACCACGGAGACCGTGTCGGTCGCCTCAATCGTCTCGGCAGGCGATGTCGGGTAGGTCTTTGTTACCGGCGACAAGCCATCGCGCCAGAGATAGCAGGTATCGGCACCGGCCAAGGCGATGTATTCGTTGGCGTTCTCGTAGTTCTGCGAGGCGAACACGCCGGCCGCATAGAGCCCGCCGCTGTATGTGTCGCGGACTTCGGGGCCGTTGTTGGCGAAAATTGTTCCGGCTGCGTCGGCCGCTGGGGCTCCAGCCATCGTGTAGCGAAAGGTGTTTGTTGTTACGGTGCTTATGAGAAAATCGCCGTTGTAGAGCGGATCTGTTGCGCCACGGATATTGATCTGGTCGCCATTGCTAAATCCGTGACTACTGCTTGTGACTTCGGCTGTCGTTGATAGCGGTCGCGTAATGCTTGTGACCGTCTTGTCGGTGCCCAGCGCGAAGTTGAGCGTCAGCGGGGCTCCGGTCGTGCCGACTGTGTCGGTGAGGCGCTTGCTGCCCTTGCGCGTCTGCGCAACGCCGCGATCCAAGCGCATGTTGACCGAGTCCTGCAACATTCCTGCGGGCAAGGTCAGCGGATTAAGCCGAGATGAGAACCCAGCAAAGCCAGAGTCGCCGTCGCGCAATACTTGGTCGTCTAGTGCCATTAGCTGTTACTCGTTAAAACGTAAGTCACCGTCTTTGCGTTGTTGCGCTTCATCTCGGACTCGACGAGGGAGATGAATGCTGGCCATTGCGCCGGCGGGACCGTCTGGCACCCCTCCGAGCTGGTCGTCGTGTTCCCGCCGCGATGGATGTTAATGGCGAAGCGTCCTGTCTCCTCGCTGTCGCCACGCATCACCGTGACCGGCCCCGCCTGGACAAGCGCCTTGTAGGGATTCCCGCGAGAGATGCCGTGCTGGCCGATCTTGTAGCGGTAGACGCCGGGTTTGAGCTGGGCCATCGGCTTGCGGGCGCTGGCGTTCCATCCGAGGCGGCTCGGGTCCACGTTGGCATTGAAAGCGGCATGGACGCTCGGACTGACGACAACCATCGCATCGTCGTAGATGCCCACATCCTGCCTGCCGACCGCACCCATTGTGTCGCGGTAATACCCGCGAATGCCGACAACGCACACCGGATCGCTGACCTTGCGGAGACGCAATAGCTGCTCCGTGGTCTTGCGTTCGATGCGTGGCCGGTCCTTGGGGATCATCGCGTCTTTAGTTCAGCGTTGGCCTGGGCAACGGTCGCGGGACCGACAAATCCATCAACCTTGAGCTGTGTGCCCTGGCTATAGGCATTCAGCATCTTTTGTAGTTGCGCGCCGTAATCTTTAAGGATGTTGGCCGGGAGCTTGGTCACGGCGATGTCAATGATCGCCCAGATGATGCCGGCCAGGACGGCTTCGTTGAGGCCGAGGGCGGCGACATCGAGGCCGAGCTTCTGCGAGATGTAGGTGATGGCCGCCGCTGCAAGCGCAGTGACCGCCTTTTGGACGAGAGGACCGCCGCGACTAAGCAGCAGGCGGACCAGTTGGCGTTCGACAAAGGATTTCATTGTTCGGGCTTTTTCCACTCCTTGTATGACTGGACGAGGTTGTTGATGTTCGGGACGTAAGTGACCATGACTTTGATAAATCCCCAGTCGCCCGCCTTGGTCCGCTCGCCGTCCACCGGAGGAAGCGGAATGCTCACGCAGCCACCAAGCATGAGCGTGGCGGCCAGCGTAAAAGCGAAACTCGGGCGACACGTCATTAGATTCGGCTGTCTGCGTCCTTCGCCGCGATCAAGCCCCAGCCGGCGAGCACGCTGCTCACGATGAGACCGAGGTCCGGCAGGGTGTCGGTCGAGAGGTATTCCTTGGCGCCGGTGGCCAAGGCGATGATGATGGTGAGCGCGCCGAGGGCGCTCGTTTTCCAGTTGCTACGTTTCATGGTTTTTATCCCTTTCTGCGATAGTCCCGAAGGACCGAAAGTAATGTGACAACGCCGATGGCAAGACCGACCAGAAGGCCGGCGATGCGCAGGTAGACTTCGATCTGGGCAACAATCGACACGGCTACCGAAGTGCTAGTCGCAAACGTCCCGATCAGCCCTTTCTCAACCGTGCCTAGATGCTGCTCCGCGCTCATGTTGAGTTACTTCTTGTAAGCGATGACCGATCCGGCGTGCAGCTTGATGGCCGTGAAGTAACCGTCGATGGTCGTGCGGTTCGGGATGGCTGGGGCGCTGCCTGCGGTGGCGTTGTTGAGTCCGGTCTGGTTGCCGGTCAGGACTTCAAATTTCGTGGCGTCATCAAGGCTGTCGATGCTGACGAACTCGCCGGTGACTTGGGTTGTGTCTCCGATGTAGACGGAGCCGCTGGTGCGGTTTCTTACGCTGACGTTAGGTGTAGCCATATTTGTTGATTAGTTAGGTTGGTAGTCGAAAGCGGCCGTCCAAGTGTGAACCTTGCCACGGCGCAGCCAAAAATCGTCCATCGCCTTTACCAGCGATTTTTCGGCTCGATCTTCTTGAACGAGACCGCGCTGGTCTTGACCATCGCTGAACAGCATTTCGGCGACAGTTTTGTGCTTGAGGTATTCGGCGAGGAAGTTGGGGATTTCTTGCTTGTCCCAATGCGTGGTGCTGGTCGGCAGATTGCCGGTGGTCGAGGAGCGCGCCTTGTAGCACTCGTTCTGGTAATAGACCGATGCGCCAGCCGCGTAGGCGGTTGTGCCGCTGTATGCGCTGATCGTCAGCGCCGGAACCGGAATGCTGAAGCGCACCCACACCTTCTCGCCAGCCGTGTAGTTGTCATCGCTGACCACGGCGGTTGTGTCGGTTGTGGTAAAGGCATATTCCAGCGGGCGGACGACATCGGCGGGGTCTTCTTTGTAGACATTAAGAACCTCGCCGATGGTCGTTGCACCTGTTGCGATGTAGTTGATTGTCTTGGCCGGACTACCGGTTGGCGTTCGCTCCTGAGTGAGCACAACATCCGGCCAAGGATAGAACGTCCAAGCGTCAGCCAATGCGTCATTGACCATGTCCGCCATCATGGCGGCACGCTGACCATTCTCGGGCAGCGTTGGGTCGATTCCAACGCGCGCCGAGATAGCGTCAATGAGCTTCTGGAAGCTGACGGTTTTCACTAGATGTTGACGTTGTTGCCGGGAACCGACTTGTTGAGCTGAAGCGGCGTGAGAGGTGCCGAGGCGCGCTGCGCGCCGGTGCTCGGATACAGATCACGGCGGTGGCCCATCAGGCGCGTCTGGCCCTGCTTCAGTTCGATAATGTCCACTTCCTTCTGAAGCGCATCGGTCGCCAAGCCGTCCATGAATTGGGCCTTGTCGAACTGGCCGTCTTCGCGGAGAGCATCGGCGGCGGCGGCGAATTTCACATACTCGCTGATGCAGCGCGGCACGTTGGCCGAGCCGGAGCTGGTTGTGTAAGTCGTCGGCCGGGTCGTGAACTCAAGAAACACCTCATTCGGCGATACTGCTGAGAACTGCGTCTGGCCAATGACGGCGCCGCCGTCGTAGACCATGAAGTTCACGCGCTCTGCGTAGCGGGTCACGCGCGGGTCTGCGGCGTAGACATACAGGATCTCGCCGATCGGCGTTGCGTTGACCGGAGACGCCAGCGTGGACGTCAGCGTGAATGTCTGATCGTAGTCAACATTGCGGACGAAATCGGCCAGGCTGCTCACTGGGTCCCACGAAGCCGTTGTCGTCGGAACCACGTTGGCCGACACGCTGGACTTCGCGCGATAGTAGAGACCGTTTGTAGCGTAGTAGACTTCCGCGCCAGATGCGTATGTGTCTGTGGTATTCCACGTCACGCGGAATCGCCGCTTCTCGATAGCCGACATATCCGGCCATTTGTAAAGCTCCCACGCGAAACGCACGCGCGTGTTGATGTATTCGGTGATCGCGGCGACCGTGCTGGCCGAGAGCGTTTGTGTTGGATCGAGGCCGATGCGCGATGCCACACCGTCAACGATTGATTGGAATGTTACGTTTCTGGCTGCCATATTATTATGTTATGTTGGGTTGTTGGTGCGCTGTTTGGCGCTTGAGAGAAAATGTTGCTACGCTGATGCTTGATCTTCTTTAGTGAGCTGCGCTTCAATGTCGCGGGCGATGGGCAGGATCGCGGCGGCGGCGTTCAGCAAGATCGACTGGACAGTGACGGTTTTCATTGCGGCGAGAGAGAGGCAACGGCTTCTTGTGCGGCATCCGCATAGCTACACGGCGGCTGCGACCAGTCACTGCGCGGTGTCGGGTCGGCAGACGCAAGCAGCATCTGCTCAAGCCAAGTCTTCAGCGCGCCCATGTTGCTGCCGAGCGGCTTGCCTGCTTGTTGCAGGGCGAACTCAAAGCGTTGCAGGGCGATGATTTGGGCGGAGGTGAAGTGCTTTGCTGTCCAGTCTTCGGGCGTGAAAGTCGGCGCAGGTGCAGGCGTTCCCGCTACCCATTGCCGCTCCACGCGATCATTGAACCACACAAGCAAAGGCTCCCATGCGCTCGCTTCGGGCTTCGGGATTTTAACCAGCGGCACAACCGCCTCGCCCTCTGGCACATCGCGCCAGTTGCCGTCGTCATCGGTAAGGAGCGAGACAAGTTGCTGGCTCGGCACAAGGCCGACTGTAATCATTGCGTTAGGTTCCATAAGCGACCTCCACGGCATCAACGCTGGCAACCCAGCGCCAGACCTCACTTGCAATTCCAGTTGGGCGGATTCTGATGTAGTCGCCTGCGTCCACCGTGGCGACTTCCAGAGAAGTTCCTGCGGCATTGTCTGTGCCAATCGTTACAGGAGCAAAAACCTCACTGCTTGTTCCGCCAACATTCTTTGCGGCGTATTGGCGTGTGTAACAAGCTACCGCGCTTCCGTCTGATTTTGTGCCGACAATGCGGATCTCAGTATAAATAACTTTCCCGCTTGGAATTGTAAGGTAAGTCGTGCTGCCATTAAGGCCCATCTCTACGGCGGCATTGGTTGTGGTTTTGCAGCGAAGGACAAAGCGCGCTCTTTGAGCATCACCCTGCGCGGCGAATACACCAGCCGAGTGCGCTTGCATATAGTAGCGATTGGCAAGCGCGTTGCTTGCTCCAATGCACGAAGCGCCTTCAGCGGAAGCTGTGCTGTCGTTACCAGCAAAGACTGATGCGTAAGTTGCAGAGGCAACATTAGTTACCCCTCCAAACACCGCAGCGTAAGTTTGAGACGCAGTGTGGTTATTTCCGCCCACCGCAACAGAATACGTTCCGCTGGCTGTTGCTGCGCGAGATATTGCAATACTGCCAGCACCGCTGGCCGTGCATTGATAGCCCCCAGCTATGGCGTCCGTGCTTGATGCCGTATTTCGCTGTCCGCCCAGCACAACGCTTGTCGCGCCAGACGCAACTTGTGTTTGCGTTGAGCGAGACATCTGCCAATCAACAGCATTGTCTCCGCGCGCGTTGCCGCCAGTAGATGTTCCTGTTGGCTTTTGTGCGAGTAGGGAGCCAGTTCCTTTGGCTTGAAGCACCAACGAAGAATTTGTCTGACCGCTGTGCTGGTTGGAAATCGTGACGTTGTTGGCGGTGGAAGTGGTCGCGTCTTCGATGTTGATGTCGCTCGACTGACTTGTGCTGCCGCCTGTCCCATCGGCCCGTAAGACGGCGTTATCCACCGACCCGCTCGTAACACCGCCAGCCGCCCCAAACTCCACTGCCGTGCCGCCCGAATTGACCTTGAGCACCGTGTTGGCCGCTCCCAGAGCGAGAGTCGTAATAGCTCCTGCGGTGGTTGTGACAACTGGAAGGCCAGATGTGGAACCGATGTTGTTGAGCATCAGTGTGCCGCTGGCGGCTGGCGGCGTCAGCGTGTAGTTTGATGTTCCTCCAGTTCCGCGAGCTATTGTCGTTGTCCCGCTCGATCCGCTGTTACGCAAAACAATACCTTGGTCGCTTAACTCCACATCGCGTGTGAAGCTGCCTGTCGTGCTTCCAACTTTTAGCGTTCCACTAGCACCAGTCGTAGCACCGTTGATGATTACGTCGCCTGTCAGTGTGGGGTTGTTTTGAATTGAAATTGCAGGCGTTGTCCCGCCAGAGGAAACGATGGGCGCGGTTCCGCTGACGGAGGTGACTGCCGTTGGTATGTCGGAGATGCGGGCGATGGTGCCATTGCCGTCCGGCCATGTGAGCACACGGTTCTGGCCTGCCGTTATGGACCCGAGGTTGAACTGGCCGGTGCGGGTGGTCGAAGCATCGTCATACAGCGTGAAGTTGGCGTCCGAGAACACATCCGGCATCGTGCCGGCGTAGGTGTAGTCGGCGTCCCGCGAGGAGCCGGCAGTCGCCGTGCGGATGTAGATGCCAGCCTGCTTGCGGCTGACCAGCCAGACGCCGGAGGCGCTGCGCACCAGCCATGCACTGTCAAGCGCAGCCGTGCCGTCAAGCGGCAGGTCGTTGTAGGTCGCAACCTCGCCGTCGATGTAGCTGGCGCCGCCGCCTCCACCAGAGCCCGTCTGGTCCAGCGCGCCGGTGAATGGATTGAACTTCCAGCCCATTAGCTTTTCGTAATCGTGTCGATCTTGGCGTCGTCGGTGGACGGCGTGCCGCCGACGTAGGTGAAGGTCAGGGTGGCAACGGTCTGCCCGGAAGCGCCACCTTCCTTGTAGACAACAGTGTCAAGGTTGTTGGTTGACCCAACGTAGTTGAGATCAACAAAGTCATGCTGCGGGATGTTGAATCCGGCGATGTTGCGCACCGCGACATTGGGAAAAGCTGCCATAGATTATGCCGCTGCTTGCGGTCCTCCGAGTTGTTGCTCCTGCGCCATCTGCTGGAGCGCTGGCTGCGCGCCGACGCGGCCGATGACGGCGTTTTGAGCCTGCTGAAGTTGGAATTGGAATGCCTGCATGCGCGCATCAAGCATGCGGCGGAAGATTTCGTCCTGCTGGTAACGCTGAGAGACAGCCGGATTCGACTGGATGATTTGCTGGAGCGTTTGCAGCCTGACTTGCGCGTTTTGTCCGCCTTCTTTCAACGGAGGCTCGGTGCCTGCGGCGATTTTTGCGAAGGCGCTTTGCTCGTCCTCGATTTCGGCTTGGGTGGCTGCGCCTATATCCTGCACCAGCATGGACGCCATGTTGGGGTCCACGGCTTGGAACATATATTTTATGAGGCCAACTCGGTCGATGACCCCGAAGCTGTCCATCGGGACTAGGATCTTGGCGAGGTAGTCGAGCTTGGCGCCGAGGGCTTCGGCATCGAGAAGTCGCGCGTCAAACTCGGCTGTGATGTCAAAGCGCCCACGGATGTCTTGCGGGCTGGCTGCGAACGGCAGTTGGTTTCCGGTGACGCGCGAAACTTCTTCGGGGGTCATGTATTGCTGCGCCAGTGCCATCGTCTGGATGACGCAGAGCTTCATGTCGAGGAGCCATGAGTCGATCATCTCCTGCGTATGGAGCATCGACATTTGCGGCGGGACGCCATCGGCCATCCGCCCGAAATAGTTGTTCACGTCAAAGCGGGTGGCGTTCTCCACCTCAATGCTGCCGGCATCGGGACGCGGCGGGTCCATCCAGCCGATCTCGCCGGGGCGGCGCTCGGGAATCTGGACGCCGGGGCCGAGAACTAGATCAAACTTCCCGCGATTGGCCGGCACGCGCACGGGCGGCAAGATGCTGATACTCGCACGGTCTGCGCGGTAGTCGCGCTGGATCTTGATTTCCTCTTGCGCGGTCTGCACCAACTCAGGGATTCCGCGAGATTCAAGCAGAGGGCGGGTCGCGCGCTCGCGTGGTAACTCGACAAACGGATAAAGCCCGTGGCTATAGGGCAGCAGCTCATGGATCGCCGCCTTGTCCGGCACATGGTAGCTGATGACCGAGCGGGTGACGCGGACGGCATCGGTCTTGTGGTCGTTCTCCTTGCGGAAGACGTGCCAGACTTCAATCATGTCGCGCAGTTGCTCAAAGAGGAACTGGTCGGTGCGGTGAAGGTTGAGATGGATGCGCTTGAGTTGGCCCTTGTGCTTAACCGCCTCCTCAACCCACTCCTCGTCCCATCCCTCGACAGCGGCCCGTTCGCGCAACTCCACTTCATTCAAGAGTTCTCGGCGGGCAACGAACGCGGCACGCTGTAAGGAGAATGTCTGGATCGGGAAGATGACATCCTCCCACGCCTCAAGCGCCGTCCAGATCGGCTTAGATTCAAAAATGTAAGGGCTTTCCCATTCGACAAAGCCTTTGTCACGCAGGGCGCGGACCTTGCTGACTTTGCCGAGTTCTGGAACAACCTGACCTAGAAGTTCGGCCGCCGTCTCCTCTTGCAGCGGATCGAGAACGATCTCCAAGAGTGCGGCAAGGTTCGGGTCTTGCGACTCCTGCACCATCATCTGCGCCTCTTCCAGCGAGAACGATTTGATCTCAGTGCGGGTCGTCTGCTGCCAATCAATAGCCATGACCGCCAAGCCGTAGGTCTCGCGGAACTCGGAGGCCAAGCGAACCTCACGGCGAAGGTCGTCTAGGCAATGCTGGAACAAGAGCCATTTGAGCACGGTCTCGGCGGACTGACGCTTGGCGGCGTCCATGCTCTCCACCGGCTGCACCTGCACGCGGCTTTTGAAAAAAGCGTTGGTTAAGATCGCACAGTGATCTCTTATGATGTTGTCCGCAAGGCGCACACGGGTATCTGCCGCCCCATGCCATGGCCACGGCTCCTTGCCTTGGGCGCCGCGATACTTGCGGCCGTCCTCGCTCTGCCCCGGCCAGATGCAATACCGCGTATTCCAGTTGCGCAGTTTGCGCTGAACGTATTGCGAACCGTCAGCGTCTGCTTGGTCGATGTCGCTAATGATCTCGCTGATCTTTTCGCGGTCGGGTGCTTCAATCATGGGACGAGAACAGTGGTGCGACGCGGGGTGTAATGGACGGCAGTTTCGGGATGCTTCTTGGCGAACCAGTCGCGGAATCCTTTGTCATTCCAGCAGCCTTGTTCGGCGGCATTCCATGAATGCCAAACATCGGCATCCACGCTCATCGTGTGCTGGCCGACGCCTTCGATGGCACAATGCTCCAGACGGGCGTTGGCTTCCGCGATTCGGCGTTGCCGCACACCGGCCAAGACAGCCGAAGCGTTCCATCCGGTGAGAAGTTCTTCCTTTACCGCGTGAGCCAGTTCGTCGCCGAGATCGGTGACAAATTCTGACCAGAGGCTATTTGACATCCTAACTGCTGCCCCGACCTGCATGGCAGATCGGGACAGAGTGTTAAGACGGCTTAGTAGTCGGCCAATTCCGCCTTGGCGAAGAAGACGTGGAGTTCACCAGCGTCGAGTTCGGCCAAGTCATAGGACGCCATCGACGCGAAGTTCGCGTTGATGTCGGTCGCCGTGACGTAGGCAGCGGGGATGGTCGAAGGCTGCACTTTGGCCAGCACTTCGGAACCGTTGACGTTGACTTCGGTAGAAGTCATCCAGCGGTCGGTGTCGCCACTGTCACCAATGATAACGGCATTGGTGTTGTAGGCGGAGGTGCCGGTCTTCTGGAAGGGCGTCTTCAGATGAAGGGCCACACGGGTCACAACGGACTTCGCCGGCATGGTGATGATTTTCACATCTTGCGCGGTGTTGTCAGCGGATGTCGTGAGGTCTTCATGGGTAATGACGGCCTTGTGCGTAAAGCCGGTAGCGGCTTTGGTTTCAGCGGGGAGTTCGTATAGCTTCATGTTAATTTCTCCTTTTGTTGGGGATTAAGCAGTCGCGTAGAACTTCCCGAGCGATTTCGGATTCCAGCAAACGAGCGCCGCGATGGCGTCGATGAGGCCACGGGGACCACCGCCCTGATCTTCCAACTCTTGGAAGCGGGGGCGACGGCCGTAACGCAGTTCGATCATGTTCGGGTCGAGCAGGTAGCCGCGACGAAGCTGCGTAGCTTCGTTCTGATCCTTCGCGTTGAACAGCGAGGGCAACAGGCTGATCGTGCCGAAATCGCCTTCAAAGGTATCAACCTTCGCGGTGATCTTGCGGGCTTCAGTCGGCTGCGTGAAGGTGCGGATCGACAACTCTTGCGCGCTGTCCGAGCCAGTGGCGAAGCGGGTGAACTCGGTGAATTTGCGCTTCAGCTCGGGTCCGCAAACCAAGACCATCGTGTTGATCTGACCGGTGACCGTGTAGATCGACTGGAGCATGCTCTGCACGTTGGCTTCGGTGAGCGAGGCCATGGCGGTGTTGTTGATCGAGCCAGAGGGCGTCTGATACGCCGCCGGGATCGGGAGATCGGTAGTCGTGCCACCGATCCAGCGACCGAGGCCGCGAGTTTTGAACGGTGTAGCACCGCTCTGCTCTTGGCTGTCGTTGTCGGAGCAGATGGCGCTCTCGATGTCGCGGGCCAGCTCGACAAGCGAGCGGGAAACGCCACGGGCCATTTCCTTCTTCTTACCAACGCCAGCGACGTTATCGACGTTCTGAGCAAAGTCATCGACTTTGATCGCACGGCGGAACTTCTGGGCGCGGCCGGAAAGGAGGGCGCGGTTAGCAGCCGGATCAGCGAAAGAGCTGACATCGGCATTGGTGAGGACGCCGTCGAACGACGGGTCGTTGTAGCTGTCGGCCTGCCAAGAGAAGACCGAACCATTGGTCAGGTCAGCGCCCTTCTTAGCCATGGAGCTAACGGGCGTGTTCTTGGCATCAACAACTGAGATAACATCAGCCAGATCTTCGCGGAGACCAACGGCAGGATGGACAAGTCCTTGGGACATAGTGGTTTATGCTTTCTAATTAAGTGTTGGTTAGAGCAATCCTTCGGCGACAAATGCTTCAATGGCGTCCATAGAAACATCTCCCGACAGGATGCGGGTTTTTGCAGCGGTGCTGCCCTTGTTGGCAGACTTGGTCGTGCTGACCGGCTTTACAGCGGCGGGCGGTTTGGATTCTGACTTTCGTGACGAAACCTTTTTCTCGGCGGTGGCTTTGGCTTCCTTGGCTTTTTGCGCGGCCATGAGGGCTTGCTCTCCGTAGAGGGCGAGGCCAATCCAATACTCATGCTGCGGGATGCGCAGCAGTTCGGGCGCTTGCTTGACCGTAGCCTGATAGGCTTTGTTCATCTCGCTGCCTGCCTTGAAGAGATCGGGGAAGATATTCTTCGCCGCCTCGACGGCCGGCTGCCTCTGGGCAAGCCACTGCCTGCGCGCTGGCGCATGGGTGACGAGGATGTCATCGGCCTTGATGAGGTAGTCTTTTACCTCCTCGCTGCTGATGAATTGCTCCGAGCCATCCGGCTTCTTAATCGTCGCGCCGTCGCTATTCTGTAGCGCCCAACGTCTAACGGCCTGCGCGTTCTGGACCCGCTGCTCTAGGGCTTCTTCGCTGTCCACATCGGCCAACGGAT